GCCCGTACTGCTGGCCAGCGAGCGCCCTTGGGCTCTGGATGAATTTGGGATAGATACCACCATTGGGGGCTGCTGGGGGCTGGAGGGATTGTGGCATGAGAGATTTCCTACTTGATGGATGACAACCTCGGGGTGCAGGGGTAGCGGAAACCCTGGGCTTTAGCCCTGGGAGGAGCGTACCCCGCTGTGCACCACAAACTATTTATTCTTTGAACGATACATTCAATACTATGCTTCAGACCTTGATGGTAAAGCTCGATCCCTCACCGGAGCAACATAAGATGCTCCTTGAAACAATGAAGAGGTTTAACGAGGCGTGCAACCACATAGCAGAGACAGTCTTTGCCATGCATAGTGCCAATAAGGTTGAAGTCCATAAGACAGTTTACTATCCTGTTAGAGAACATTTCGGTCTTTCCTCCCAGCTCACCATTAGAGCTATTTCGAAGGTCTGCGAAGCTTATAAGAGAGATAAGTCTATCAAACCAGAATTTAGGCTTGATGGAGCCATTGTTTATGATCAGCGTATCCTCTCTTGGAAAGGACTTGAGAAAGTTTCCATAATTACTCTTCAGGGAAGACAGATCATTCCAATTCGAATGGGGGACTACCAGAAGACCCGAATGGATCGGATTAGAGGTCAAGCTGATTTGATTCTGGTTAACGGAATCTTCTACCTTTGCGTAGTTGTAGAGGTTGACGAAGAGACTCCTTACGACCCTAAAGGAACCCTTGGAGTTGACCTCGGTATCAAGTACCTTGCTGTTGATTCTGATGGAGAAGTGCATTCCGGTGAGCAAATCAACCAGACCAGAGAGAGACTTGATTCTCTGAAAGCCCGACTCCAGAGCAAAGGCACTAAATCGGCCAAACGACATCTTAAGAAGCTGTCTGGCAGGACTGCCAGGTTCTCTAGAGATGTCAACCATTGCATTTCCAAGATTATAGTTGCGAAGGCCAAAGACACTTTGAGATCTATTGCCATGGAAGATCTTCAAGGCATCAGAGACAAAGTTACGGTTAAGGCACTGCGTCGCAGCTTGCATACTTGGAATTTTGGGTTGCTTAGGACGTTTGTTGAATACAAAGCTAAGGTTGCGGGTGTTCCTGTGGTCTTTGTAGATCCCAGAAACACATCCAGGACTTGCCCTTCTTGCAGCCATGTGGCTAAGGCTAATCGGCCTACCAGAGATGAATTTCGATGTGTGTCTTGCGGCTTCGCAGGTGCCGCAGACCACATCGCTGCGATTAATATCGCTTTTAGGGCCGCAGTCAACCGGCCTATTGTAGCGGGGAAGCATCTTAACCTCAGTTACAAGCCCAGGTGCTTTAGCCCTGGGTAGTTGACAGTCTCATGTTATCGATTTTGTAGAACCGCATCAAGTACCCATCAAGTAGGAAGTCTCTCATGCCACAATCCCTCCAGCCCCCAGCAGCCCCCAATGGTGGTATCTATCCCAAATTCATCCAGAGCCCAAGGGCGCTCGCTGGCCAGCAGTACGGGCGCTCAGGATTGCAGTACTTCATGCCGGGGTGGATCAAACGCGACTTCCTCCCGCAGTTGCAGGGTCAAGCCCTGTTCAAGACCTACACCGAGATGGGCGATAATGACGCCTACGTAGGAGCAGCCCTCAGCGCCTTCGCAGTCTTCATCCGCCGCGCCCACTGGAAGGTGGATGTGGTAGACGACGCCAACAAAGATAATGGCTCTGCGGAGTTCCTGCAGGAATGCATGGCTGACATGACCCACAGCTGGCAGACTATCATCGCCACCGCAGCCCGTGCGGTGCCACAGTACGGATTCCTCCCCCTGGAGATCGTCTACAAGGAACGAGCCGGAGATCACGAAGATGAACGGATGTCCTCGCAGTACGATGACGGCCTCATAGGATGGTCCAACCTTGCGTACCGGGCTCCGGACAGCGTTTTTCATTGGGACTACGACCCCCAGGACGTAACCCGTCTATTGGGATTTACCCAGCTGGCAGCACCAGACTACAAAACCACATTTATCCCTATCCAGAAGATCCTCCTCCTCAGATCAGACCCCGGCAAGGACTCGCCTGAAGGCCGGTCAGTCCTGCGATCTGCCTGGCGATCTTGGAGGACTAAGAAGTATCTTGAAGATTATAGAAATATAATTATAGAAAGAGGAGGTGCGGGAATACCGTGGGCTGAGGTTCCGGCCAACATAGCCAGTGCTCCGGCGTTGCTTGCGGCCAATCCTGACGATCCAGTAGCACAAGAAGCATACGGATCTTACATCAGCATCACGGAAAGCCTTGAGAGCATATCCATGCAGGAGCAGCACTGGCTGATCACCCCCCAAGTCTGGGACCAGAATGGCCCCACCATTAAGATAGGGTTCCTGCAGCCGTCCACAAACGGCGATATAGTCAACCACATAACCAGCTCGATCGAGGCTGAGGCAAAAGCGGTGCTCATGAGCACGTTCACAGAGTTCCTGGCGCTCGGGATGGGAGGAACTGGCAGTCTTGCTCTCAGCAGGGATAAGACGGACAACTTCACGCTAGCAGTCGAAGCCAACTTGCAGAGCTTCCAGGAGTCGATCAACAACCAAGCAGTCAGACGGCTATTCGCCCTCAACCCACATTTCGAGTTCGAGAAGGGTACACCCATGCCCAGGATCGTCTATGATCCTATTGTCCCCATAGCCACCCAG